TTTTGTGGAATTAAAACAAATAATAAAATTATGGAAATTATAATAATACTGTATTTAATATTAGTGTTTGTTTTAATATTAGATGCTGTTATTGAAAGGGTAAGGTAATAATTTTAATTATTTATAACACCAAGATAAGAAGCGTTTGAATTATGGCAAAATACAGAATAAAAAAGCACGAAAACTTTTACTCAACAAGTTTTGAAGTTCAGAAAAAAGTTTGGTATATACCCTTTTGGTATAATTTCAATAATATAGATGGAATGACTACCGGGTTTTACGATACAGAAAGTAAAGCAAAAGAAGCTATTGAATGTGACCGCTTCAAGGATAAAAGTAAATTAATAAGCGTGGACTAATGCCACATAACACCAAGATAAGAAGCGTTTTAATACCTTTTATCGACTGTTGAACCACGTTTTAATGTGGTTGTATAAATAATAATTAAACAATAAAGATATGAAACAAAAACCTTTTAAACTAACAGTACAACATTGGGATACGATAATAACTATCGAGAAAGACCATTCAGATGTTGATATGGAAGAACTACACGAAATGTGGTTGAGTATGGTAAAAGCTATGGGATACAGCTTTGACACTATAAAAGAATATTACGATGAATAAATTTTAGGAGGGGTAGTGAAGCAGTTAGGCTCGACACCATTGAAAAAGGGTTTGTAGTAAGGTCGGCAATCCTGTAACCCTGAAAGACCCGAAGCCTCTCCTTTTAAAAAATAAAATAACTGTAGTGTTATTACTTGGGTGTAGAAGTCGCCTATGCCCTTGTAGTAACAATTAAAAAACAAATATTATGAAACATTCAATAGAAAATGAAATATTTAATCATTACAGAAAAAATAAGAAAAAAATAGAATTAGCAAAATCACTTTTAGAAAAAGATGGTTATGTAGTTAGTAAAAAACAAGCAAATGGAAGCAACATACATACATTATAAAACAGGTAAGGACTACGATATTATAGACGTGTGTAAAGATTACTCTCTTAACTTTAACAGAGGTAATATTTTAAAGTACGTAGCAAGAGCAGGTAAGAAGAATGATGAGTTACAAGACTTAAGAAAAGCATTAGATTACTTACAAAGAGAAATAGATTATTTAGAGAATAAACAAAAGGAATATATAAAACAAACAATAGATAGATAGTATGGAAGAATTTATGGCTAAAAAAGAAATCAAAGAAAAAAGTAACTCATCATTAGTTGAATTTATGATTTACTCTGCTCACAAGATATTGTGTGATGATTTTGACGACAATCTACTTGACAAAAGAGTTTTAGTTGAGGATGAGTTAGACTTTAGAGGTGGATATAACTTTGTAAAACAAAGTCTTGGTAAGAAAAAAATAAATAGTATGTATAATAAGTATAGAAAAAAATAAACAATAGACAGGTAATGGAAGTATTTGACAATGAATTAAATGATTATTTAGAAAGTTTAGAAAACACGAATGAGTGTTCTGAATGTGGAACACCAATAGGTGAAAGCAAATCATATTGTAGTGAGCAATGTTTTAAAGCATCTATGTTATGATATTATTAATAGATGCAGATAGCTTAATATTTGCGAGTTGTTATAGAAAAAAACAAACTCCTGATGACAATCCATATTATGAAAAGTTATCGGATAGTGTAGAAAAGTTTGAAGAACAACTTATGGGTATTGTAAATGATTTAGAGGAACATTACAACATAGACAAAGTACTTATATTTAGTGGTTCAAAAGGTAACTTTAGAAAACTAATAACAAAGAAATACAAAGCTAATAGACAAAAACAACAAAGACCACCTTTATTATATGATATGCACGATTATGTAAAAGAGAAACATAATTCTATTTATGGGTATGGTGTGGAAACAGATGATATGGTTGCAAGGTATTGGCACGATTTATCAAAAGAATTTGGTAGAGATGAGGTTATGATTGTATCAATAGATAAAGACTACAAACAGTTTCCTTGTTTAATGTATAACTACCATTACAAGCATAAAATAGTGTATGATATTACAGAAGAAGAAGCAATGTATAATTTCTATGAACAAATGATAATAGGAGATACTGCAGATAATGTAAATTACTTTAAAGGTAAGGGCAAGAAGTTTGCAGAAAAGTATTTAGCAGAATGTGATAGCCATTACCAATACACAAAAAAGATGTACGAACTATTTAAAGAAGTACATAAGGGAAAAGCAAAGCAAAGATATATAGAGTGCTATAATTTATTAAAATTAAGAACAAATTAACAACAGATTAAAAGCAAAGAAAATGAACGAGAATGAAATGTTAAATTCTATAAAGGAATATGTAAATAATTTATATGGATTGGATATTGTAAAGGACACAAGGAAAAGAGAATATGTAGATGCAAGAGCATTATATTATAAACTATGTAAAGACTTAACAAAATGCACCTTAACAGTTATAGGTAATTCAGTAAATAGAGACCACGCATCTGTATTACACGCATTAAATAATACTGTACACTATATAGATGAAGAAGAAATAGTTGAGGGTAACTTACATTTCGGTAATGCTATAAACTTACCAAAACAATCTCCTGCATATTTAGAACATAAAAATAATGAGTTACAAAAAGAATTAGAAAGAAAGAATGCAGTATTGAGGTTGTTACCAAAATTAGAATATATTTATTCTGAATTAAATAACTTAACAGAAGAACAAAAACAAAACGTAAATAGAAGAAACGAAATGCAATTCGATACTATTGGCAGATGTCTAAATAAGGTAGAAGAAATAATAAAAGTAGAAACAGAATAGTATGAAAAACGATAAACAATTAGATTACTTAAAAGTAGTATTATTAGGACAATTAACTATTGAAGCAATAGAAGACTTACAACATACAAATAAATACAAACAGAACTTAAAAAATCAAGGTAATAAGTTTCTAAAGATGTTGGAGAGTTATGTACAGGATGATTACAATACTGTGTACTTAAACAACCAAGAGATGACCACAAACGTTTTAATAAAGATTGGAACGTTGATAGACAAGATAAAAAACTCTGATGTAGATGACCTTGTTATGATTGATGCTATAATAGATAAATACAAAGACAACCAAGAATGGTTTATGGAACACGCATCTGCAGACTTTCTAAAGTTAGATTAATGAAAAGCATAGCTTTTAAAAAATAATAAAAATTAACTATATACTAATATGCAACTAATAAATATTCAAGAGGTTAAACCTAACGAAAACAATCCAAGATTTATAAAAGATTATAAATTTAAGAAACTTGTAAAATCTATAAAAGAGTTTCCTGAAATGCTAAAATTAAGACCTATCGTAGTAAATAGCGATATGGTAGTACTTGGTGGTAATATGCGTTTAAAAGCGTGTAAAGAAGCAGGACTAAAAGAAGTTTATATATTAGTTGCAGATAGTTTGACCAAAGAACAAGAAAGGGAGTTTATAGTTAAAGACAATGTAGGATTTGGTGAATGGGATTGGGATGTGTTAGCAAACGATTGGAACGGACAACAAGTAGAAGATTGGGGTTTGACTGTAGTACCTTTTGAAGATAGCATAGAAGAAGTAATTGAAAAGCAAATAAACAAAGAAGAAAAGCAGATAAATACCTGTGAAGTATGTGGTAAGGGAATTGTTTAATAAAACAAAACAGAACACAGTAAAAGGATGGAACAAGATAGAACAATACAACATAAAAAAGCAATATTAGAAGCATTAGAAAAGTCTTTAGGGGTTGTTACAACTGCTTGTAAGATAGTAGGTATAGGTAGGACTACATTTTACCAATGGTTAAAAGATGATGAGGAATTTGCAAAGCAAGTAAAAGACATAGATAACATAGCTTTAGATTTTGTAGAAAGTAAATTATTTGAAAACATAAAGAATGGTAAAACATCTGAAACAATATTCTACTTAAAAACAAAAGGTAAGAATAGAGGTTATGTAGAAAGACAAGAGATAACAGGTGCAGATGGTATGCCTACTAAATTTGAAATAGAAATAATAAAGCGTGAAGATAAAAACTAATGTTGTTTTTGAACACTTATTACAATCAGATAAAAAGATAACAATAGAGCAAGGTGGTACAAGGTCAGGAAAGACTTATAACATTTTGCTTTATATTATTTTTAAATACTGTTTAGAGAATACAGGTAAAACTATTACTATTTGTAGAAAGACTTTTCCTGCAGTTCGTTCTTCTGTTATGAGAGATTTTTTAGATATACTAAAACAATATAAATCTTATTCAGAAGCAGAACACAATAAATCTAATCACGAATATAAACTGAACGGAAACCTTGTAGAGTTTATATCTTTAGACCAACCTCAAAAAGTTAGAGGTCGAAAAAGAAACTTATTATTTATAAATGAAGCCAACGAGTTAGATTACGAAGATTGGCAACAGTTAGTATTCCGTACAGAAGATAAAATAATAATTGACTTTAACCCATCAGATGAATACCATTGGTTATACGATAAAGTAATACCAAGAGATGATGCAGATTTCTACATTACTACTTATTTAGATAATATGTTTTTAAATAAAAGTATTGTAGAGGAAATAGAGCGTTTAAAAGATACAGATGAAACCTATTGGCAAATATATGGTTTAGGTTTAAAAGGTGTTTCTAAAGCTACTATATTTAATTACACAGAGGTAAACCACATACCACACGATGCAGAATTTATAAGTTACGGAGCAGATGCAGGTTATTCAAATGACCCAACTACTTTAGTTTCTGTTTATCGTAAAGACCACAACTTATATATCAAAGAACATATATACCAAACACAAATGACCACCTATGATATTAGTAGGAAGTGGAAAGAGATAGGAATACAAAGAGAAACAATATACTTTGATAGTGCAGAACCAAGATTGATTGAAGAACTTCGTAGAATGGGTTTTAACGTAAGACCAAGTTTAAAAGGTGCTGATAGTATCAACGCAGGAATAGACCTCTTAAAACGCTTTAAAATACATATAGAGAAAGACAGTCATAATTGCATACAAGAGTTTAGAAACTACAAATGGCAAGAAGATAGAAGTGGTAAAATGATAAACAAACCAATAGATAAAAATAACCATACTATTGATGCAGTAAGATATGCTACCTATTCTGTTTTAAGTAAACCAAACTTTGGTAAATATGCTATCCAATAAAATTAACCTCTACAAATCGTAGGGGTTTTTTGTTTCTAAAATATTTAAAAAATAACTATATACATATATGAAAGTTGAATTAACAGTACCAAATAGTTTAAACGAGATTACTTTAGGTCAATACCAAGAGTATTTAAAATTAAAAGATTTAA